TCTGGTAGCGAGTATTCGCTGCTGAATTCCTTTGCGGTCTTTCCAAAGTCTTCGGTGTAATAAAAGTAGCAGAGCGATTCATCAGGGATGTTTCTCTTGGCCAGATATTGCACGACTGGATGTTCAGAACCAAGGTCACAAACATTGACGCAATGTGGCGGAACTTCGAATGTAGTAATCTTCCTAGAGGGCTTGAATAGCTCCTCTGTCTTTGGCTTCTTGTAGTTTGATCTTCCATTTTCTCCATTTGAAAATCTCCTAAATGCATATTCCTTTGCGATATCTGGATTGATTGCTTCTAGGAAAGAATAGAGATTAGTTCCATAACCGCAATTGTGGCAGCGGTAAAAGAAATCATTTCCCTTCTGGTAGAAATAACCACGGGCAAGATTCTTACGCTTCTTAGAATCGCCACAAAAAGGACAACGGCAGTTTGCCAGATTGTCCTTCTTCCACTTGAACTTTCCCAGATTGCTTGAAACGATGTTGATATAGGTCTTATCGATGTATGCGCTCATTCAATCTTCCAATCATTTACCTTTACCAGATTGGGAATCTGGCGAGGGCTATATCCATTACCATATCCATGAGGATCGTTCTGGTTTGAATCGGAGATTCCGTCTTGATCGTCGCGCTTGACATCAAAGAGCTTCATCTTGGACCTATCAATACCAACCACGAACTTCTTGTTCACGGTAGCACTATTGTAGCGGTTCTTCAACTGCTTTACCAGAATTTGTCCAAGATTCTCAAGATCGTCTGTACTGATCAAAGCACAGAAGAAGTCTGCTGTGGCAGGAAGACCAAACGACTCTGAGGTATCTTCAAGACCGAAATCGCTGTTGGCAAATCCTGAACGGTTTACCTGAGTGGCAGAGAAGATCGGCACATTGTACTCTACTGCCAAACCGCGCAGTTCTTCGGCCACAGACTTGATATAAAAGTAACTATTGGTATTGGCATTCTGCTTGATCCTGGCAGAAGCACAGATGTTGATATAGTCAACAAAGATGACATCTGGAATGAAACGCTTCTTGATCTTGAGTTCGTCTAGAAGATGCTTGAAGTTTGCAACTGATGCACTTGCTGTCGGGTATTCCTTGACAATCAACTTGCCATGAATCTTGCTCTTGAGAGCTTCCATCTTCTTGTCGTAAATATTCTTTGGAAGTTCTTTGAGGCTATCCAAAGTGATGTCTAGTAGATTGGCATCGATGCGCTCGGCAATTCTTTCTTCTGCCATTTCACAGGTAATGTAAAGAACATTCAGATTCTGAACAAGGCAGTTGGCTGCATGGTGGCAAAGGAATAGGGACTTACCTACGCCAGTACCAGCCATGACGATATTGAGAGTCTTGGCAGGAACACCACCACCAGTGATGGCATTGAAGAATTCAAGATCGAATGGAATGCGCTTCTCTACCTGATGATAAAACTGAAAACGGCGTTCAGCATCGTCAATATAGTCGTGACCAATGTGGTTGTCAAAAGAGACAGAAAGAGCATTTGAAAGAATAGTCGGAATTGCATTCTTTGTATGAGTCTTTGACTTTCCGTCAAGAATGTGGATAGAATCCATGATAGCATTGTAAACCGCCTTATCCTTTACATGATTTTCAGTTTGTTCAACTAGCCAATTAATATCCGTAAGATCTGTTTCAGCAAAGATGCTTTCAATGCACTTGGAGCATTCTGTGTATTCATCCTCAGAAACCAGATCAAGTTTGGATAGACTAATATCAACAGCCTCCCTTGTGGGGAGGCTGTTGTACTTGGTAATGAAGTCAGAGATCAGACCGAAGATTTTCTTATTGGCATTTCCTGAAAAGTATTCTTCTTTGAGAAATGGATGAACCTTACGAGCGTAAGTTTCATTCGTCGCCAGATTCTTCAATATAACTGATTCCATCATCTTCAATTACCTCTCCGTCAAATTCGTCACCAATTGTTCCATCACGCTCTTCTAGTAACTTAACTAGAATGTCTCCGACAACTTGATTGAATTGATCCTTGTCGCTATCGGACACTTCGCCCTTCACTATATCATAGTTGAAATTTAAAACAAGGTTTTCGTTTAATTCTTCAACTTTGATAATTCCATATTGAATCGCAATACCAGAAAATTTTCCTTCTGCGATTTCTATGGCTGCATGTTCATTTCCATTATTATTTAAAATATTATACTTCATATTCTTCAACTCTTTCTTTTGCTTCTTCGATTGTCATATCTTCGATGAAGCACGGTGTTCCTGCTCCAACCCATGCACCGATGATATTGAATTCAAAATATTCAACCGCTTCATCAAATGTCATTCCTTCTTCCATCAGATTGTTGATTATCTTCTTCTGGCTATATGCGGCGATTGGTTGATTTTCACCAAATCTCCACATGAAACCAAGGAATGCATTATCATGACCATCACAAAAAAGTACATTATCCATGTTTACCTCAAATCGTGTTAAATTCAAGCTTTGGATTCTGAAGCTTGTGCATCCAGTAGTCGGCCATCTCTCCCATCATATCTTCAAATGAAATTATTGGCTCCCAACCCATTTCACGCTTTGCCTTACTAGCATCACCACGAAGATAATGCAATTCTTCTGGTCGTTCATACTTCTTATCAGTCTTGACATACTTGCGATAATCCATGCCAAGATGTTCGAATACAAATTCAACCATGTCTTCTACTGAATATGCATATCCAGTAGCAAGAACATAATCGTCTGCCTTTGGCATCTGAAGCATGTTCCACATTCCGCGTACATAATCCCTAGCATGGCCCCAGTCTCTCTTTGCTCGTAGATTTCCTAGAACAAGTTCATTTGCCATACCCAACTTAATCTTTGCTGCCTGGAGAGCAACCTTGTTGGTTACGAAGTTGATACCTCTGCGTGGAGATTCGTGATTGAATAGAATCCCTGAGCAAATAAACATGCCATATGCATTTCTATAGTTGTGGCAAAGATTATGTGCATAAAGCTTTGCACAGCCATATGGACTCACAGGACTCATGTGAGTAGTTTCTCTCTGGTATCCATCAGAGTCACAAGAGTTTCCGAACATTTCAGAAGTGGCTGCATGGTAAACCTTAGTCTTTGGCGAGAATCTACGAACTGCTTCAAGTACCGCCAGAGTACCACCACCATTCACATCAAGGGTATACTTTGGAAGATCGAATGAAATCTGAACATGAGATTGTGCTGCTATATGATATAGTTCATCTGGCTGAAGCTTCTGTACATTTGTTTCAATGCTGATCGGATCGGTAAGATCTGCGTAGTGAAGCTGAATCTTTCCTTGCTCCCAAATATCATTGATACGAGTTGTCTGCGATTCTGGAACAGAGTTTCTACGAACTGTTCCATGAACTTCATATCCCTTCTCAACAAGCATCTCTGCAAGATAGGAAGCATCCTGGCCATTGGCCCCGATAATAAGTGCTTTCTTAACCATACTTGAATTCCTCCTGTACCTTTTCATCAATTTGCTTTAGAATATCAGCGGTGAAGTACTTCTCAGGTTCTTCGTTGATATGCTTTTCGAATACCTTAGTACCATCAGGAAGTTCAATCTTAGTAGAGTTCTTCTTGAAGATACCACAATCCAAGGCAAGGTCAACAAGACCGTAGTAACGATTCAAACCGCTATCGAAGTTCAGTTGAACCTGAACGATCTTGTTTTCCTTGGTTAGTCGGCTCTTGTAAAGCTTGCAAGTAATTAGATTACCTACAACTTCATCATCCTGCTTATCCTTCTTCTTGGATAGAGTTACGATAGTAGAAGCCGCATATTTTAGACCAGATCCACCACCAAGTTCCTTTGTTGGAACATAGGCTCCTACTACATCGTAGGTGTGATTCGTCATGAGCATGGGAATCTTTGCCTTACCCAACTTGAGAGTAAGAACACGGAATGTTCCCTTGATAACTTGTGCGCGAGTCATGTCGCGGGTGTTCTTGCCTTCAGCGACATCGTTCATTTCCTTTGCTGTGCTCAACATACCCAGCGAGTCAAGAACAATCATCATTGGCTTGCGCTCTGATTCATCTGTTGCAAGAACCTTGTCAACAATGGTCAAGCACTGATGGCGAAATTCTTCAACTGTTTCTACCGGAAAAACAGCAATCCGTTTTGGGTCTACTCCACGATCAGTAAACATGTCACTAGTTACTGCCTGTTCGGTATCGAAGTAAAGAACTACGCCTTCGGGGTTCGCTGCCAAAAATTGTGCCACGATACCAATGCTGAAGTAAGTCTTGCCAGTAGCAGATTCACCAGCCAGACAGGTAATCTTGTTATCAGGTAGACCATCAAATAGACTGCCAGATAACAGAGCATTAAAAACATAAGACCCAGTATCAATATAGCCGCCAACATCAGATCCATCAAGTCCATCTTCGACTTTACTTGCGAATTTGTTTCCTGAGACATTAATCATTTCCTTTAAAAAATCCATATTATTCTCCGTTAGTTAGTCCGATTGTTGCATTATCAACTACTGTAAGTTGAGTAGTGCCGAAATATCTAATTTGTCCATTGTCCAAAATTACCATGTATTGGCTATTTGCAAATTCTCCTGAACTGAATAGAAGAATAATCCAACCTTCGCCAAGAGGAGTGTTTACTGGAATAAGTCTTTTAAATTCGTGTATCATGAAAACATAGCCTCCAATGTATTTCGTCTTTCTGTCTGCCACCCAATGGCTTCTACGATAGCCTTTAGTGGGTCTAGGAACGCTTTCTCAAACTGAGTATCATAATCGATATAGGCGTTTAAGTCAAACTCTTTTGGCAAAGAATTCATGAAAGAAATAACACAATCCTTGCCAGTTATACCACCTACAGGGTTTGGGGACTTGAGATACAAGAACTTGATCTTGTCTGCATCCCGAATCAATTGATATTTCTTTTCAAGCTTGGCCTTCTTGACATAATGATTGAAAAGAAGAGCACCCTTGACCGCGATTGGAGTACCCTTCTTGTAAATGGTTACTTGGTCCGTATAATCTTTTACGCCATTCACAGACCGAGGGAAGGCAATATCTTCTGGCTCAAACTTTTGGAATTTGTTTCTGAAATCATCGATATGCTTGATTAGGGTATCGTTGTCTTTGGTAAGAATGATATCGATACACTTCTTCAGTTCTTCCCGAATGATTTGTGGAGTAGATGATCTGGTCGTTTCAATGCCCATGATCTTGGTCTTGGGCTTGGCATAACGAACACCTTCGGAATCATGGACTAAAAGCATGTAACGCTTCTTCGCTGTCCAGATTCCCTTAGAGGCAATAGATTCGCGCTTCATAAACATCTTATTGGCATAAGCATTCATGGAATCTGCAAGTTCATCGTAACACTTTTTGATATAAGGTTCGATGATCTCCTTGCAACACTTGTCGAGATAGCTTACGATCTCTTCAGTCGATTTGCCTTTGGCCAACTTCTCAACAAGAGGACCCATGTTGATATAAATGGAGTCTGTATCACTGGCCACGACATAATCAAACTCGCTCTTGAGCATTTTGTTTAGGAACTCGTTGATCTTGTTTTCAATCCAGCGAATTGAAAGCTGACCAGATAGCGTAATTGCCTCTGCGATTGATTCGTCGTAGTAGCGGAAGTATTCGTTTCCAATTGCACCGTAAGCCGAGTTTAGCTGAATCTTACGGGCCATCTGAAAGTTGTTGTACTTAGCAACCAGGAACTCCAACTCAGTTCTCTCTTCATCAGTGATTTTCTTGCTTTCCAGTTTCTTCTGGCACTCAATCATCTTCTTCTTGTATTGACTGCGTTCGGCATACATCTTTTCCATTAGCCGAGGAAGAAATCCCTGAATGTCCTTACGCAGACCAACGCCATTAGCAGCAACGCAAATACCCTTCTTCTTGGCTTCGTTGGTGTAGGTCTGTGCTTCCGGTGTGTTATTGAGAACACGAATAGGAGTCAGACCACCACGGAAGAAATATGAATCACTGCAAATAGTCTCTGGAGAGAGATTGTATTGCATGATGAGGTGTGGATAGAGGCTGTTCAAGTCAAATGAAACGATCCAGTCGTTCATGCCAAGAATGGGTTCCTTGACATACGCGCCTTCGTACTGCTGTTCCTTGACCGAAGACTTCTTCTTTGGAATTACGATCTTGTCTTTGAGAAGTTCGTTGTAGATAATGGTATCCCATGTACGAACCTGGCTGAAGACATCTTCGTAGTTCACCTTGGCTGAGTAGGCCACGGCAAGAACCAGTTCGATAAGCTTCATCTTCTGTTCAAGCTTATAGACTAGTTCAACATCGTGGTAATTATATTGAACGAACTTGTTGAAGTCATTCTTGTAGAACTCCTTCAGGTTGTCGTATTCGTCATAGGAGAGTTTACGCTCTCCTAGTTCTACTGAGGCAATGTAATCAAGTCGATATGATTCTTGCTTTGTGTAGGTGAACTTGTTGTATAGTTCGTAATAGTCAAGAGTGGATATACCTACGATATCGTAGCACTTCTGGGGTCCACGGGTTGCAGATTGAATGACCTTCTCAAACACACGATTGAACGGAGACAATCGGGAGGAATCTTCTTCTCCCATCAAATAAGAGATTCGATTGTAAAGATATGGAATGTCGAAGAAGCGAACATTCCAACCCGTGATGATATCTGGAGCATGTGATTCCCAGAAGATCAGGAAGTCTTCCAGAAGCTTTCTTTCATCGTCGTACTGCTGACATCTCACATTCGGAATGTCGATATTGAACTCTCCGAGTCCAAAGACATAAGACTTTGCTCCAAGCCGAACCGTGATTGCAATGATCTTTTCGGTTGGATTTGAAATCTGGGGAAAGCCATCTTCGCATGTCGTTTCGATATCGATGAAAGCTGTAACAATCTCTCGTTCGTTGTAGGAGATTTCTTCTGGAAATTCCTTGCTGATGAATTGGTAGATGAAGTCTGTCTGGCCATAGACTTCAAAGCCAGAGATGCCATCATACTTCTCAATGAACTCACGGCACTCATACATGTTGCCCGGACTGACAGGATGCACAGACTGGCCATAGAGAGTCTTCCATTCTGAAGACTTACTGCTGGATACAAAGAGAACGGGTTCAAAGGGAACTTCCCTCTGAACCCGAATCCCATTTTCCACCCCTCTATAGAGGATCTTGCTGCCGCGAGTTTCTACGCAAGTATAAAAAGACATGCGGCGATTATAGCGAGATTACTGCTTCTTGCAAGTTTCTTCCTTCGACTTTACATAAGCCGAGAACAGAACGCAATAATTCATGATGTCTAGGATTGCGTCCCGATAACCTTCATTATCTACAATCAGCCTTCCTGCATTTGCAAATGTGCTTAGACGGGAAACCTTATCTGTGATCCGCACCAAAAATCCCTGCTCTGTATTGCAGATTCCCATTGCTTCACATCTTTCAAAATTTGCAAATGGTTGTTCTCCGCTGTTGCCAGCATAGTCATGATTCTTCTTTTTCATGATGTCAAGAGCAATCTTTGAAAGCTCTTCATGATGTTTAAATAATTCTTCTCTGTTCATACTCCTGTACTCCCGAAGCCACCGCTTCTATCTGTTTTCTGTTGTGGTCTTTCTGTCAGATGGAGGTAAAGAAAGTGTTCCTTTCTTACGAGTTCCATCTGCGAGATTCTTTCTCCATGAGAAATTTCGTAAGAAATATCACTGGTATTTACTACCGGAATCATTAGTTCTTCCACATAATCAGAATCAATGATTCCTTCGCAGTTGGCTAGAATCAATCCCTTCTTGATTGAAAGACCAGATCGTGGGTGCATTCTCAAAGAATAGTGTTCAGGAATGTCAAAGATCAATCCTGTAGGAATAAGAATTCTTTCCCTTGGGCCAATACGAATACCTACTGTGTTTTCATCAGTAGTGCTCGTACTCTTGCTATTGTACCTATCGTAGGTTACAATTGTTTTATTCTTGAGATACGCATAAACATCAACACATGCCGAGTTTTCGGTCTGTAGTGATGGATCTTGTGCTGTTGGATGTAGTTTATAAATTCCTATTGATTGCATAATCAAATAATACACTAAAAACTAGGAATGTCAAATAAAATCTGCCGGATCTACTTCTTCAAATAAACTAGGGCTTAAATAGTGAATTCTTTTTCCGCATCTCAAACCGAAAACGATGCATTTAGTTGGATCTTGTGCTATTTCTCCCAAATAAACAAATTGATCGTTTTCATGCAAATCAAATACAGATGCATCTACATTTGTAGGATCTATTAACTTTACGATAGACATTGGGCGTGGATTTGGCATGGGTTATGAATAGATTAAAATTTCTCGATCTAGTGGTCTACGAATTCTTACACCAATATAATCTATAAGAATAGTTCTAGCACTTGTGGTTGCTGTACCGATTTTAGTCCACATAAAAACTGGACCAATAACATCAGCAGTGCCGCTTGGATATCTTGCAGTATTTGAGGGATTGGTCGTTGATGTGCTTGTTGTACCTGTAGTGTAATTTTTAATATTATAAGTCGTTAGATAGTTACCGGAAGAATCTCTCTCAAAGCAGGCGTAAAGTCTATAGGTTGTGTTGGCACTAAATGCTACGCCTGTATCTACTCTTTCTTCTGTGCCGTCTTTTCTAAAGGTTAAGAACAGATTTGTATCCGTGACATTGGGAATTGCAGTAGTATTATACACTCTTTCGAAATACATTCCATCTGCTGGTTGACCAGATGTGGCATTCATGAAACCTAGTCTGAAAACGCCCATTCCGCTTGCATCAAATAGGGTTGCTGGTGTTCTTATACCAACCTCTATTTCGTATTTTGATATCAGCCCAGCAGATGGAGTTTGAATTCCCGGAATTTGGTTGATTGGCCCATAAATTGTTGCAAACCCAGAATTATTATTTGTAGTACCAGTGCTTAGTTGAACCAATCCGCTGCAAGCAGTAATTCCATAAGAAGTGAAATCAGAGGTCACATTGTTTCCGCTCATAGAACCACCAGTACCGCTTGTGAAGTAATAGACACCACCTTGAGCTGGACTTGTGGTTGATGGACCAACTGCCTGTAAAAAGTCAGTAAAATAAATCGTATCCAATTGATTTGGATTTTCTGTTTGCGCCGCACCAGAAAGTACGAAATCGTTTATTGAAAAAACACTATATGCCATAATTACTCCGATTAGAAGATAGACCAGTTAGAACCATCACTCATTAAATCAAGTGCCTGATACTGTTTATTTAGGTTAAAGAAAGTGATGCCATCGATGGTCTGGGACGATGTTGTGTATATTCTTACAACTGATGCTGTATTATTTTTTACGCTGTATCTATTAGTATTTGATGCTGCTGTAGGTAAAGTTAAAGACAATCCAGCTGTGCAAATATAAACATAATCAGTACTTGCGGCTGATCCTGCACTGGTATCAGTAGAAATACTGTTTATGCTTCTGCTTATACCGCCACCACCACCTGAAGTAGCCGCTATAGTAATACCTGCTGCGCTAGGTGTTAATGTGATATTTGAGCCAGCAAGGAAAGTTACTCCACCAGAATAACCATTTACGGTTCTTACGAAAGGCGACCACTCCAAGGCTCCAGCCCCGTCAGTTTTCATTACATAATTTGCAGAACCATCTGTATTTGGGAAGGTATATTGACCCCCAACAAAACTAAAAGATATTATTCCAGAATCGTCATCGACATACAATACTGTTTGCTGATTATCACCATCAACATCACCTATGGCCGTAACATTAACAGATGCTAAGGATAATTGTCCCGCATTTGCTTTAAATTTAAAGCCACCAGATCCATATCCCACCATAGAATTTTGAAGTCCTGGTGTGATTTCAATATATCTCGCAGCAGTTGATACAAATCTGATACTTGTATTTCCACTTGATGGGAAATAGAATGTAACACCACCAGAAGCAGAAATTCCCTGACTAGCGGAAACATATGAAACAAATATATTAGCAAATCCATCAATATTACTATTGTTTCCATATAGAGTAGCATCTGGAGATGTATAAGAAATGTAATTTCCCGCATCAATTGCATTAGGATCACCTATCGCTATTGCTCCATATGGATTTGATATTTGTAAATTACTTACATTATCTCTTAAAAATATATAAGTGCTATTACCACCGCCGTCATAGTCCCCAATAGCAACTCTAGAAGATGCTCTGTTATCAATATCTAACTGAGACTTTCCTCCAGCAGTGTTTGTTATGGTTGCAACAACTAGGCTGTTATCGACATTTATATTTACATCTGAATTGAATGTAATTCCACCAGAAGCAGAAATCCCCTGTGTAAATTGCTGCAATCCGGTGAATGACTGAGCCGTGTTTGTAAAGGCAACATTGGAAATAGCTCCAGTATTTCCATTGATTGATGAAACGCCTTGAACAGCACCAGTCTTTCCATTGAAACTAGAAACATAATCTGTAGGCATCGGTCCAGTAGGACCAGTTGGCCCTAGTTGAGTATACATGACCTGATGTGCTGTAAGAATTACTGATGGAATTGCTGGTCTAGTTGGATTTGTTCCTGCTGTGTCTGCTATAAATTCTAAACGAGTATCAGATGTTCGCCACATCAATTCAACATAATCATTAGCATTAACTTGCAACATGTAGTTCCAAGCAGCAATGGTTTTAGCTGCTGCTGCACCACCCGAAACAGTTACAATGCCGTTACTATCTGCAATATCTGTTCCGTTTTTACGGAACCATATATCAATAGTGTCTGTACCAGATCCAGAAACTCTATCAGCCTGTGCAGAAAACTCAATGTTATATACGCCAGGATAACTGAATGTAATTCGTGAATTAGAAACTATACTTACGCCATTAGAATCTGGATCTGTATTGTTATAGGTAATTGGATAAGCACCTGTTGTGCCTGCTGCTTGTTGGTCTTGTGTTGACCAGAAACTACCCCAATATCCTAATGCTCCTCCGGCTCCTGTAGCACCATCAGCACCAGTTGCTCCTGTAGCACCAGTTGCTCCTGTTGCGCCCATAGATCCACCAACAACTGAAATAATTACTGGTCCTGTACCATTATAATTTGCAAAACTTATTCCGCTTCCAGCAGAAATACCATAAATGCTCTTATTGACCCACCCATCACCATTATAAATGTAATGAATGCCACCAAAATCGTAGGTATCACCGCTTGAAGGATTGCTTGGGAAACTAATTGGCATAGGTCATATATTTATGGTTGTTAACTGATCCAAACTTGAGATCCATTTTTAGTTACTGAAGTATAAATTATTCCATCATCTGTGTTGTACCATCTATCTCCAGGATTGGGAGTTCCGGGTGCAGTGTCTCCCTCGTAAAAACGAGTAGCATAAGAACCATCAGAATATTTTAAACCAGCTGGTATACTTAAATCTGATGTGCTTGGATCTAAATTGAATCCTGTTACTCTTTTTAAATCTGCACCAGAACTATCTGCTAATTGAACATCACCGTCACTACCTTTAGTAGTAATAGAAGATCCAGTCGTAGCATCAACTCTTACATTTGACCCGGATCGCGTAACAGTAAGATTATTGCCGAAGTCAATAAAAGCGACACCAGTACGAAGTACAACGCTACCATTTCTTTTTACTCCTAAACCGCTACCACCGCTATTGTGTAGCGGATCGATTGTCATTGGATTAACTGGTATTGCGGCTAGTTTATCATTGACAAATTTTATGTCAAAAGAAAGTTCTTTTTTCTTTTCATCATATTTTAATGGATAGACTGCATTTGCTATTCCATCTGAACCAGAAGGGCCTTGATCCCCTTTAGGGCCTTGTAATCCCTGCGGTCCTATTGGTCCCTGTTCGCCTTGTGGTCCTTGTGGTCCTATTGGGCCTTGTTTCCCCTGCTGTCCTTGTGGACCAATTGGACCAGCAGGACCTATTTCCCCCTGATCTCCTTTGGAGCCTATATCTCCCTTTGGACCTTGTAGACCCTGCTTTCCTTGTTTGCCTTCTTTTCCTTCTTTACCTTGTGGTCCTATTGGGCCTTGTTCCCCTTGCGGTCCTTCTAATCCTTGTTGTCCCTGTTCTCCTTTTGGGCCTTGGGGTCCTATTGGACCTCTCTCTCCCTGTGGACCTCTCTGACCATCTTTACCAGCTGGTCCAGCTTCTCCTTGAGGACCCTGCTTACCATCTATACCATTTCTACCTGGCTCTCCCTGTTCTCCTTTTTCGCCGCGCATTCCCTGAACACCAGGCAATCCCTGTGGGCCTTGGGGACCAGCGATTGACTCTATTAAAGTAGTCTGCTTAGGAGGAGTTTTTACTTCTTTTCTTATTAGTTTATTTTTTTGTTCAAAAATTGGTTGAAAATATTCGTTTAAATTCGAATTATCAACTTTGAAACAAATTACATCACCAGATTCTTCTTTTACAAATAAAGAATTTGTTCCAGAACCAATATTATAAGATGATGAATACCATTGAGGAGATACACATTCAAATATGGTATCTTTCTTTAAATTGGCTATGTTCCTTTTGAGAACAATTTTTTGTCCGATTTGGAAGTTCATTATCGATAATAAATTTCAGTATTGGTGGTTTTCTTTATCTTAATTTTATTCACTATACCTTTATTGGTCAGTGTTTTTGAAAGTATAGTTGCTGTCTTATTAAATTCTTTAACCTTTACTTTCATATCAAACCACCATCTTCATTCAAAATCTCAAATCTGCCTCTCAGAAGCATATCTGAGAAGGTACTTCCTTTATTCAATTCAACTGTATAAAAATGTCTTCCTGCTGGTAGATAGCCCATTATATTTGATGTAAATTCAAAATAAATTCCACCGTTTAAAGTTGCCAAATTTTCATCTTTATTGATTCTGACGAAGCTTATTCCAGAATCATGTGAAAGTCCAGTTAATCCAGTTATTAAATATGTTACACCAACAAAATCAGATTGGAAGACTAAATTTTGTGAAGTTGGAACACTTTTAAAGATCTTGAAATCTATATTTTGAAATGTTGCAGAAATGGCTGCATCATTTGCGTCAAAATAAGTTAAAAGTAAATTAAAATTATTACCTTTTATCGCTTCAAGATCTTTTTGTGGTGTCATTTGTATGCCTTATGCTTCTTTTTATTTATCTTCTTTAGCTCCTTTTGTTTTTGCTTTTC